TATATGTATAGCAGTCTCTGGCCTTTTCCGTCAAGGGAAAGGTCTAATTACCTGTGCAAGCGACTCGCACAGGCACCCAGTTCGACTTGATACGACTTTTAAATCGTATCGGCGTACTTCTTAAGTGATCTTTCTCTGACCCAGCTAAGGGCCAAAGAAAATCAAGTCGAGCTGCCAAGCTCGGCTTACCTTCTATAGAGCTTTTGGCTTTACAGAAGAACTTCAGAAGTGCGGCATAGCCGTCGATGACATCACGCCTCATCACTGAGGCGAGAGCAGGAGCTCTAACCAAGAGCTGATGCGTTTTCGTACACCACTTGTGTGCATGAGAACTATCAACGCGGGAATGCCACCCTAATAAACCAGACTCACGAGATACAAGAGGGAGCTCAATTCCTAAACGAGCTTCAACTTCGTCTCGTAAGCAGGTGCTAGCCTTGTAAAGCCCCTCTCTCCACATGGAGTTAGAGAGCGATACAAGACCGGCAATGATATTAGGATCTGTCGAACTTTCGTCTGGGCGGTGTCTAATATATAAAGGTGTTATATCAACACCTCTAAATGCTTCGACACCACAGCTCTCCTTGAAGTTTCCTTCAAGGAAGCTCTTCTTAACGTTGACTTTTAAACCAACATTATGAAGCCAGTCCACACACTGATGTGCATATTTGCGTGCGATGATTATATCATCACCATACACGCGAACATGCCTAGAAGCGCGCCTACAGTTCCAGTAAGTGGGGGACAAACCCTCACAGTCTAATATCGCAGCGATGGATATCGCCGCAAAACAGACAGATTGGACTGGAAAAGTAAGCGCATTCCCCATGCCGGCAAATTTCCCTAAGTTCCTAGCGACATGTCTGTCGCTATAAACAGAAGGAGAACGGCAATCCATCATATGGTCTAGGAATAGACCATGATGTCCGAAGACGGTCTCTACGAGTTTCACACTCAAGAGATCTGACGCGGACTTCAAGTCGATGGTTGCCCAGTTGTCGTACAGGGAACCTTCCAGGGCTAACTTTTGATTAGCGCCCTGATCGGTTAGTGCTAGACTATTACGTAAAATGTTACACTCGGAAATTGCTTCCCGGAGTAGCATATTGAGACCTTGTTGCACAAACTGGTGCTCCATAGGCTCAATCGTAATAGTCCGTCTTGAAGTAGAATTCTTCAAAACGGTAATTAGTCTAGCACTGCTTCTAGAAGCTTCGTAGAAGAGAGGTACACCCTTGTGGTTTTCTCTACGGAATCCTCTTTCAGCACAATCACGTCGATCGGATAATTCTTTCCGGTCTCCGGATCGATCCGTACCAATGTGTCGAAGTAGAGATACTTCATCATATTGATATGTATCATGTCTGAAAGTTTGGATATCAAATCCGTAGTCAAGGGTATCAGAGTCGCCTCTCCGAAGCGAGTCTGACAAAGCTGACCATTTCTGGTTAGCCTTGTATCCTTCTTCCACGCTACCGGGGCCGTGCCTATATATTGCATTTTGGACATCCTTTGATAAGAGGGTGTTTAAGAGCAGTCTACAGACGCGTCCGAGATGATGGGCGTGCCTGTCAGGTATAACTACTTGACTTGCAGTTTCATCACATCGGAAAAACTCATCAACCGCCTTTATATGAAGAAGTTCTTCATTTTCAGGTGATAATTGAGTTTTCTTAAAGAGGCGAAGTATATTTCGCATACACTTCAATACGCTTAAGTCAGCGTCCTCTTTAAGTACCCCAGTAGAAGGTTCGAATACTTCACACAGCATACCTGAGAAGAGTCTCGGGATTGCTTGACCCTTGGCCAACTTGAAGCCAATGGGGCAGGTGAACCTGCCAGATGAAAGTCCTAGAAGTAGGGCCTCATCAAGGGCGGGTAAAGCTACGGTTAGGAATCCGTAGCCTTCGTTTTCGAATCTTTTCTTGATCGTTTGTAAATCACGATCAAGGCCTTCCACATCAGGATTAAGCCTTTTACAGTCATGTAAGAGGCTTTCTAAGAGAGCGATCGGACTTTTCATCATTTCCTCCGCAAGGGGGTACATGATTCCGAGTCTGGTCACCTTCTCGCCGATTAACATCGGCATCTGCTGACATACTTGGCAGTATGTTCCGTGGATTCGACCAAGGAACTGAACAACCGGACATTATGGCAAGAATAGCCATAAGCCCAGTGAACAGCCCGAAGCGAAGCACAGAAGCAACCACAAGTCCACGATAATACGAATCATAGCGATGCATTATTGCCTCCCTATACGCCTAGAACGGCGCCGAATTACTCGGATTCGAATTAAGACTGGAACTGTAGAAGCTTAGCAGTAGTCACTTCAGCATCATCTCGAAAGTCCGTCAAGGCCTTTGCGAGTGCGACCATGGCCGCATCCGTAAAACCGAAGCTCGGACGAGAGATGGTCAGTGAAACAGAAGCAACTTGCTTCTTGACCAACCCAGAATAAGGGTCGGTCGCGTTCACTGTCTGCGTCATCTGAACGTAGTGTTTAT